CGTCAAGTTGATTGCCAACCCTGACGTACCACCACAGAAAGCGGTGAGTCTAGTGGTACAGTTGGAGGCATACGCGGCTAAGTTCAAGATGCTTGCAAGTTATTATACAAATGTTAAAAAGGATCAAAGAGAGAAGAAAAACCTATACTACTCTGCCAACGATGCTTTGCAGCGTCTTGTGGACTCACTCAAGTATAGTGCCAAATTAGGGAGTAGTTATCATGGCTAAAAATTTATTGCAACAAGTTCTAAATGTTCCAGATCAGTCATTGAACTTGAAGAAGTTTATGTCTGATATTGATCGCGGCTACACCGCTGACAGAGAGACTAAGTTTCTAACAAAGAAGTCCTTTAGTCCTTCTAAGTTGGTGTATGGTGAGGGTGCATGTCCTCGCTATTGGTATCTTGCATTTAGCGGCGCAGACTTTGAAGACAACGCTACTGCATATGATGCTGCCAACATGCGAAGCGGTATTGATGGTCACGAGCGTATCCAGACTGCAATTGAGAACGCAGGCATTATGGTGGAGAAAGAGAAGCGCATTGTTTCAGAAGACCCACCCATCTTTGGATTCGCAGATGCTATTGTGCAGATTGAAGAAGAGCAGCCAGTAGTTGAAATCAAGACCATGCGAGATGAGTCATTCTCGTATCGCAAGAATGCTAAGCCACCTTCATACCATCTCATGCAGTTGGTTATCTACATGAAGGTACTTGGCAAGCGTTTTGGCGTGTTGCTTTATGAGAACAAGAACTCTCATGAGTTGCACTCAATTACTGTTGAGGCACAGCCAGAGTACGTTGAGTGGGTTGACTACGCATTCAATTGGATGAGGCAGGTGTATCGCTCATTCAAGGAAGGCATTCTTCCTCAGAAGGCATACCGATCAAACTCAAAGATCTGTAAGAACTGTGTTCTTGCTAAGACCTGTGCCGCAAGCCCTAAGGGTGATATCAAGATTGAGAGACTAAATTACCTATGATAAAGTTATGCGATTGGTGTGGTAAAGACTTTGAGCCTAACGTTTCCTATCAGATTTATTGCAGCAAAGAATGCCGTGAGGAATCTACTAAGGAAAAGGTTAGCGAAAGATACCTTGCTACTCGTGTAAAGAATAGAATAGGTAAAGATAGAAGATGTAAGGGGCAATGCGGAACATTGTTGTCCATCTATAACAACACAAACTATTGCGTCTCCTGTGCTGCTAAGCAAGATGCAGCAGATAAAGCATTGAGGCAAATGAAAGGGATGATTGACTTTGGCTAGTAACACGGTCAGAACAACTAGTTCTCCGAAAAAGTTTATGACTGTTGACGCAAGCCTTAACAGTTTTGCCTTCTCATTGTTTGAAGACAGGGAGTTGTCAAAGTTTGGTAAGATGAAGTTTGAGGGCAACAATATTTATGAAAAGACAATAGATGCAGGGAAGAAGGTAAACGCTTTAATGCAGACAAGCAATCCAGGTGTCATGGTTATTGAGCGTCCCATCTTTGTTAAGAGTCCTGCTGTCGCCTCTGGGCTATCAATGAGTCAGGGTGCTATTGTTTCCGCTGCTGCGTTGGCGGGTATTGATAAAATCTTTTCAGTACCGCCACTTACATGGCAATCATACATTGGAACCAAGTTGCTAACAGCCGCAGAGAAAAAGAAGATTAGAACTGATAATCCAAAGAGGACAACCTCGTGGTACAAGAAGGCAGAAAGAGATGCTAGAAAGCAAAAGACTATCAGGACTGTTTGCAAAAAGTTTGACGTTGACATTGGCGACAATGACATTGCCGATTCAATGGGCATAGGAATTTACTGCATTGATAATTGGGCTAGGGTAGAGTATAATGACCAGTAAACTACATCACTCTGCTGCCTACCTAAAGAAGCGATACGTCATGGAGAAGAAGTCCGTTGATGATATTGCTAAGGAGTGCGGAGTAAGCATTCAAATTATATACAGACAACTTAAGAAATTTGGACTAAGGAGATAATAATGGAAGAAGACAACGTAGTAGAATTTCCAGTTGAAGAAGAGCATAGCAAGACAGACATTGATGACATTTGGAATGATTGGGAAAAGGATTGGGATGCATTCGACTCAGACATGGTTGATTGGGACATGCTGATCCACCGCGCACCCAGCGGTCATGAAATTGATAAGGCTTGTGATGAGATCAAACTACTTCTTCTTGACAAGAACATTGCTTACGGCAACTCAGCACTAGAGCCAATCTCTATCTTTGCCAAGGCAGGGTCACAAGAGGGAATCGCTAATCGTATTGACGATAAGTTAAATAGGATTAAGAATGACCAGGCCTATGTCGGTGACAATGATCTTGATGACTTGATCGGATACCTGATCCTATACAGAATTTCAAAGTCTTGACAATAGATTTAGACCCTGGTATAATATTCTTGTAAGGATGTTTGGGACTAAGAAAGGTTAACTATCATGGCACGCAGAAAGAAAGTTGTTAGTGACTTTGATCACCTATACCAACGTGTTCCCTACTACGATGTGGACGAGAAGCGTCGCATTGAGTCGGGTGAGATTGTTAAGGTAAAGGGCGTATGGGGAACTAAGTTTCGCTTCATGCAGCACACAAAACGCCTTGACAATGGCAATGAATGGATAGACCTCGTTGCACTTGAGAAGGGCGTAGGTTGCGGTCAGAGGTCTTTCTACCCAGAAAGAATCAAGCCGCTTCCCAAGAAGCGTCGCAAGAAAAAGGCAAAATAAGACGAAATAATGATATAATTGATAAGTTGCCGCTATGGAGGTAACAGAGTATGACGAAAATAACTTTAGCCATAGTGACTGCACTACTGTTGGTCAGTTGCTCCCCGACTAAAGCAGATGCTAAGTCAAACGAAGGAAGTAACATAGCGACACCTACCCAAGAGGTAGTTGTTGAGGTGACGCTAGAGCCACAAGCAACTAGCACACCTCTTGACAAAAGAATAGTAAGATCCAATCAGGTCCACCCTGAATTTCAGGCGGCTGTTACAAAGCAAGCCAAGGACTTGAAAGGTTACGAGAAGAGTCTCTATCGTGGTAAGTACTACTATAAGGGGCAGGAATCTTGGCGCAAATGTGTGATGGACAGAGAAAGCAACTTCCGTTACAAGGCTAAGAATCGTTCTTCAAGTGCAAGCGGAGCCTACCAGTTCCTTGATAATAATTGGAGGGACGGCTTAGTTTGGATGATGATCAAGGAGTCTAAGAAAACAGACGACGGTCTTGATCCATACCTAAGGGATCTGTTTGATGTTCACATTACTAAATGGAACAGGTACTTTCAGGACAGGGCATTCTTCACAGCCCTAAACTTTGAAGGTAAGTGGGCAGGAAAGAAACATTGGAACGCAACCGTTCCAGGCACTTCCTGCTAGATGTTTGGGTGGGGAGTGGAACCACATAATCGCGGCAACAACCACTCCCCCTCACTCATTTTATGGTATAATTTTCCCTTAGGACAGGAGATCTAATGGAAACAGGGCAAGAACTAGTTGAGCATATCGACATGGTAAACAAGGTTGCCTCCGAATACATCAAAGGGAATGATCCAAGTGCAATTGCAAAATCTCTTGGCATTACACGAAACAGAGTTGTTGGCCTACTAGATGAGTGGAGATACGCAGCAGCAAACAATGAGGCTATTAGAGCAAGGGCTAGAGAGGCTTTGGCGGGTGCTGACAAGCATTACAATCATCTAATCAGCAAGGCATACGAGGTCATTGAGGACGCAGAGAATCAGGGTAGTCTAAACAGTAAGACTACCGCAATCAAACTTATTCTAGACATTGAATCAAAACGTCTTGACATGCTACAAAAGGCGGGGCTTCTTGAGAACAAGGAAATTGCAGAAGAACTTTTAGAAATGGAAAGACGACAAGAAATCCTAACTAAGATTATTAAAGAAGTCTCTGGTAAGTGCAATAGTTGTAAGCCTGAGGTGGCTCGCAGACTTACTGAGATCAACCCACATCAGGCCGTGACTTTCAATGAGTCTTGATTTTGGAGATTTGGTAGATCTTCTTAGTGACAATCCCTTTGAAGAAACTCCAGTAGACCTAGACACATTCCTGCATGATGAGAACTATCTCAATCAGCCACCCCTGTCAGACATTCAGCGTGACTTAGTAGAGGCTATGAGTCAGATCTACAAGGAGGAAGATGTTTGTAGATACCTTGGAGACGAGAAGGGAAGGATGCATTACAAGAAGTACACAAAGTCAGAAATCATCCTGCAACTTGGGAAGGGCAGCGGCAAGGACCATACATCAACCATTGGTTGTGCCTACCTAGTGTATAAACTTCTTTGCTTAAAAGATCCAGCAGCATACTTTGGCAAGCCACCAGGCGACTCTATTGACATTATTAACATTGCTATCAACGCACAGCAGGCAAAGAACGTGTTCTTCAAAAACTTTAGAACAAAGATCGAAAGGTCACCTTGGTTTGCAGGTAGGTTTGAGGCGAAGATGGACAACGTTGAGTTTGATAAGACTATTACTGTTTACTCAGGTCACTCAGAGCGAGAGAGTCATGAGGGACTAAACCTTATCCTTGCCATTCTTGATGAGATCTCAGGCTTCTCTGAGACGGCAAACTCAGAAAGTTCTAAGACACCAGACGCTATCTACAAGGCCTTCCGCGCATCTGTAGACTCTCGCTTCCCAGACTACGGCAAGGTAATTCTACTGTCCTTCCCTCGTCATCCCAACGACTTTATCACTCGCAGGTACAACGATGTTATTGCAGAGAAAGAGATTGAGCAAAAGGAATACACCTTTGTTGTCAACCCAGACCTACCAGCAGACATGCCAGAGAATGAGTTTAAGATTGAATGGGAAGAGGATCACATCCTTGGATATAAATACCCAGGTGTGTTTGCAATTAGGAGACCTACTTGGGAAGCAAACCCAACAAGAAGCATTGAGAACTTTAAGATTTCTTTTATGACTGACTATGCAGATGCCATGCAGAGATTTGCATGTATGCCTTCATACTCTAGCGACGCATTCTTTAAGCAAGTAGAAAAACTAGAAGAGGCAATGATCAAGGTAAATCCCATTGATAATTTCAAAAGAATCGAACCATCGTGGCAACCAAAAGAGGACTCAGTTTATTACTTACACGCTGACCTTGCACAGAAGCACGACAAGTGTGCCATTGCAATCTCTCACGTTGACCGCTGGGTAACGATGCAGTCATTCAATGAATACACACAGACAGTTCCCTTTGTTATTGTCGATGCTGTCGTGTGGTGGGAGCCTAAGAGAGAGGGGCCTGTAGATCTGTCTGAGGTTAAGAAATGGATTCAGTCATTCAGAAGAGAAGGATTCAAGATTGGCATGGTCACCTTTGACCGCTGGCAGTCTTTCGATATCCAGAATGAATTAAAGGCTCAGGGCATCAAGACAGATACCTTGTCTGTTGCAAAGAAACATTACGAAGACTTTGCCATGCTACTTTATGAGCA